CGCTCCCTGCTGGCGACCGACGACCGATCGCCAGCCGGCAGCGTCACGCCCAGGCGATCTGCTCGCCCTGACGGACCTCGCTGATATCGGCCGTGCGCGCGAGCTGAGCGGTCTCGCAGGCATAGACCCGCGCGGCGCTGCACGACCCGGTGCCGATGGCGGCGCGGGCGTCGGCGATGGCCCTGTTCAGGTTGCGCCGGAACGCGGGCGTGTCGGTGTTGGGCGAACCAAAGGTGACGACGGCGTAGTACATCTGCTGTTCCTCCTCTGAGTGGAGCCGGGCGGGATTGCCCTTGGCTCATGACCAGAAAGTAGGGATTGCCCATTCCCGTGTCCACTTTTTCCGACACGCAATCCGCGCAACCCACCTATTCCTTGCGCGCAACCCTTTGCCGAGCGGCCCATGCGGCGATGTGGCAATACCGATCCGGCTCGCGGACCTCTTGCGAGCCGCAGCCCTGCGCGATGACGTCGACCAGACGGCGGCCGCAGTAGGCGCACGGGTCGTCAAGCCGGACGCCGGGCGGCAGGCTCATCGGTGGCCGCTGATCTCGCGGGCTTCGATCTCCATCGGATGCGCTTCGTAGCCATGGCGGATCAGGAGCCACAGATACCTCGCCGTGAAGCCCCACGGGCCGTATCGCTCGATCTGCTCGAGGTGGATTTCCTCATGCGCGACGAGCCCGTGGTCAGGGGGCCACGCCGCGTAGTAAGCGACGCGCCAGGGCATCGTGATCGCCGAGAAGCCGGTGAGCCTGAGCCACCAGCGGATGACGAGCGGGGCGGGGCGGTGGGTCATGGGGTGGCATCCTTCCGCGCCGCGTAATACGCTGGCCTCCAATCTCCATCCTGTGTGTTCTCCCACTCCGCGCCGCACCGCTCGCAGCGTCGGATGGTTTGCCTGGACACGTATGTCGTGCCGTCGGGCAATGTCATCGTCACATCGATGGTCATCCGCCGCGCCCTGCGCCTCAGGCACGACAGGCAGAGCAACACCTTGGTCATATCGCCACCGCCAGCGCCACGCCCGCCAGCCCGCCGATCAGCAGGCCAGCGCCGAGTCGCGCAACGAACCGGTCGCCGCGCGCCTCGAACAGCAGCGCGACGCCAGCCAGCGCGGTGGCGAGGCCGCATATTGCGAGGTAGATGGCGGCGAGGAGGATCATGGCTTGGCCTCCAGCGCTTTGCGCGCCGCTCTGATGTCGCCGCGCGCGATGAAGACATCGTCAGTCTGCGCGTCGTTCTTCTCCTCGTCCCAATCTTCGTCGGACCGAACTTCGTTGACCATCCATTCGCCCGCATCGTCGGGCCAAAGGGGAAGCGCGGCGAACGGCTGCAGCGCGGCCCGCGCCTCGTCGCGCTCGCGGGTCAGGCGCTCGATCTCGGCCAGCAAGCAACCCCGGTCGTCGTGCGCTCTCCACCCGGCCAGCGCCCAAGTCGGCGAAAGCTCCGGGTGGAGAACAGCAGCATCATTGGCGTCGGCTGCATGCCTTGCGCGAATCTCTGCGATCTTGTCGCTCATGGCTTGGTCTCCAGCGCCTTGCGGCGGATCTGCTCAAACTCCAGCAAGGCTTGCGAAACCATTCGTTCCTTGTGGCCCACCACGAAACTAACGCGCACCCCTCCTTCACGAGAGAAACTCAACCAGACCAGACTTTGAGCGTCTGGGCCGTCGATTCGGACGACTTCCAGCACCTCGCGCAGCCGCTCGACCTCGGCACGAAGATCCAAATCTCCCTCACGAACTGTATATCTTCTTCCGCTAGTGCCCTGATCGGGCGTCTGTCTGGGAGCCCCTGTTCCCATGGTTGGTTGATGTCCTCTCATGCCATTATCTTTCCGTATATTTTTCACCACCCCGGCTCGCTACAGTCTTTCGCGATTGGCGAACACGCGCGCGGCCCGGGCTAGCGCATCGGCAACGGATTGACGGCTGCGCTCGTCGTCAGTCACATCTTCGACAAATACTTCCAGGCTGTCGTCCCAATGGTGAGTGATCCTCACGGTATACTTAACCGGCGGGCGGCGATCTGAGAGATTGATCACGCTCATGGCTTGCTATCCAAAACTGCGCTTGTGATGTCGAGCGTTGCCGAAACGGCGTCGCCGTCGTCGAGTTCCACGCAACGTGCGCGAATGGTCCTGATGATCTCGCGCAGCCGCTCGACCTCGGCCCGCAGATCCGCGTTATCTTTGGCCTGCTTCCAAACAACAGCGCGGGCCTCGTCGCGCTCGATCTCCGCGCACTTGGCATCGACCCTTAGAGATTCGGCCACGGGCATCTCCCCCCGCAGCCGCTCGATCTCGCTTGAGTACACTGGAACATCGGCGCGGAGGCGGGCGTTTTCGGCGCGCAGCATGTCATTTTCCGATACCGACAGGGATATGCAGGCCATGATGTTGTGAACCTCTTGATCGTCTCCATCACCGCTGTCGTTCCACTCAATGGCCCTCAAAGCGTTTGCAACGAGCATGAGATGCTCGCGAAATGCCTTTCGCTCTGGTGAGTGAGTGTGGAATTCGGCATCCCTGACCAAGATGTACAGATAATTCATGCTTCCGCCGCTCATAGCTTTCCCTCCAGCGACTCTTGCGCGCTCAAATGCGGGCAGGTGCCGTCCATTTCCAGTTCCGGACAGGACTCCCTGAGTGCCTTGCAAGAGCAGGCACACTGTCGCAGCACCGCCCGCAGCCGCTCGACCTCGGCCCGCAAATCCGCGATCTCCTCGGCCATGCGCGCGCGGATCATGCCCTCGCTGATCATGCCGGATTGGTGGTCAGGGTGGCGCATTGCGCGTTCATGCCAAGTTGGGATGTCGCTCATCGTCCGTCCTCCCTCTCGACCACCGTGAGCCCGGCGGCCCTGATTGCGTCCAGCGTCGCCTCGACGTCGGCGAGAACCTCGTCGCGCGCGTTCTGCGACAGGCCGTCCCAGTCGGCGATGCCGGTCATCCGTTGGCCGTCGGCGACCAGGACGGCGTTCCACCGTTCGCGCGCGATCCGCTCGGCCAGCTTCTCGTCGTCGTCGCTCATCGTCCATCCTCCTCCGGATAAGGGTCTCGCCCAGCCTCGATCTCCTGGCAGATCCGGCGCAATTCGTCGGCTTGCGCGGCTCTCGCGGCGTCGCGCGAAGAAATATATGCCGCCGTTCGCGTTTCCCACGCCGCCGCCTCCGCCGCCGCCGCCGCCGCCGACGCCGCCACCGCGCTCGACGCCGCCGCCGCCGCCCTCGCCGCCTCCGCCGCCCTCGCCGCCTCCGCGCTCGACGCCGCCGCCGCCGCCCACGCCGCCTCCGCCGCCTTTCTCAATTCAGCGCCGCCGCTTTTGCCTCTCGCAAACCGCTCCGCGACATCCAGGGCCGAGATACTGCGTGGATCGGTCATGAGATACTGGACCCGCCGCGCGGCCCAGACCGCGTAGAGCCGGATCTCTCGATCTCGGCCTTCGACCGCGCGCAGGCACCAGAGAGCGTCATCAAGCCCGTTGCTGTCCAGGACCGTGGCGATTTCCAGCGGCTCGTCGTCGGCTGCGGTTTTGACCAAATGGCGCAGCAATTTCTCCCATCCCTCTCGGCAGGGTTTGTGGCTGCGGATCTGATTGAGCGTCGTGATCATCGTCCGTCCTCCTTCGGCTCAAACAGCGGGCAATCTGAGTGGTTAGCCTGCCGCCTGTTAATCCATCCGCCGACATTGCGCGGGTTGATTGCCCACGACCTGCACTTCGGTAAAGTCGGCAGTGGGGCTATCTCAGCAGCGCACCTCCCGTCGCCGCTCGGGTGCAGCCGCCCATTGGCTGTGACCCGCCAGAGCGCGTGAGCGCACTCGGTGCAGCGTTGTTCGCTCATCGTCCCTCCTCCGCTTCCATAATCTCCAGCCCCGCCTCCCGGATCGCGCCCATCCAGTCCAGCGCCTCCTGAAGCTTGTCCGCGGGCACCGGCGTTCCGATCCACGCGACCGCGGCCTCGACGCCGTACCGATGCGCCCGGTAGGCGAGCGCGATCCGCGTCGCCGTCGCAACATCGCGCTCACTGGGCATTCATCGCCTCCCGCGCTTTGCGGATCTCCGCGACCAACAGCCCCAGCTCGTCGGCGCGGAGATGCGAGGCGCGCCGGATGCGCATCTCGGCGGCGTCGCGGCCCTGCTTGTGCAGGACCGCCATACGCTGCCGGATGAGCTGCTCGATCAGGTCGAGCGCCGCGTCTGCCCCGCCGGTCATGATGCCACCCAGATCAGGATGGCCAGCACCGGCGCCAGCAGGGCCAGGATCGCGCCGGTGGCCAGCCAGTAGGGGCGGGCGGACCAGCGGCGGGGTTGCGTTTCCTCCAGCCAGCCGAAGGCTAGGCCGGAGCGGTGGAGGTCATCGTTTTTCATGAACTCCGACCTGTTCGCCAGCGGTATCCCGAACATCACCGCCGTGGTCAAGGGCAAATGACGCATCGTCATCCTCAGGCTCAGACTGACATATCCTCAGGAACTCTTCCGCAGACGCTCTATCCCACGGGAGCTCATCGTCGCTGATGCCGTCTATATCCGGCCGAATGTCGGGATAAATGGCCATCATCATGCTCTCCCACGCATGCATGGCGGAGAAGCCCTTGTGACGAAAACAATAGATAGAATTGACCGCCTCATCGGCGCACGTCGAAATATAAGACTCGTCACTTGCGCGACCGAAATTGATAGGATCAATGGTTTTTTCGTGCACTCTTTCTATGATCGATGACAATCTACGCCCCGTTGACAAAAATTCTTTTTTTGTCACCTCGCCAGAGGCATATTTTTTGGCAATTTCTAGCGCGCGTCGAGACGGCGCACTCATGTGCTGGGCGACTTTTTCGGCGCACCATATAGAGAAAAGAAGAAATCTGCGGTGAGATCTCTCTACATAAGGGAATAAAGCGCTGGCTCCGCAAAACGTCCCCTTGCGCATTACCTGCAGAATATCAATATCTTCAGATCCTTCAATCTGTCCTATTTTTTTTATCTCCGACAACCACTCGTCATCGCCCCGCGACGCATCTTCGGCGTCAGATATCGCTATCGCTATTCTCATCTTCTTCGCCTCCAGAATACCGGGAAGCCGCCCGGCCCGCCCACCACATGCCCGCCGCAGGTGTCGCGGCACCGGTCGAGAGTGCCCGGCCGATTGGGTCGCCGCGTTGCGCGGCTATTCCGTCGTCTCCGCGAGACGCTTGCTCGCCTCACTGAGAACCCACCCATGCGCGGTCTCGCTCTCCCGCGCGATCGCGTCCAGCGCGGGCCGGGCGGCCACCATGATCTTGTCCAGCGCGTCCGGCGACTTGGCCGAGCGGATCGCTTCGACCAGCGACAGGCATTTGGCGCGCAGGTCGGAGCGCAGCTCGTCAGCAGGCGCGACGGTCGGAGCAGCTACCGAGGCTGCCACGGAGGAGGGGACGTTGTCCGCGTCCGACCCGGCCGTCGCTGTCGTGATGTCGGCTTCTTGTTCGATGCTGTCGAGCGCCGCCGCGAGCGATGCGGCTGGCGTGTGGGGCGTTACGTCGCGCATGGGCGCTGGCCCGCGCGCCTGGGCGTAGTCGATTTCGTCCGCGACCGGCAATCCCATCATGACCTCGGGCGCGAACAGGCGGATCAGCATCGTCGCGCTGCGATAGCGCAGCATCTGCTCCGGCATCGACTTGTATTTCGGGTTTTTCGTCCAGCCCTCGGCCTCGGCCATCGCCATCGACGCGGTGGCCTCGACCGGCTCGCCGCTGTCGGCCAGCGTGGCGAATGCGGTGACGCGCAGGTTCTTGCCGTCGCCCTCAACGCGCCAGTTGATGCGCCGCGAGAACGCGCCCGAGCGGTTGGCCTTCGCGATCATGTACGTCGCCGACCAGCCCGCCCGGCCAGACACGAAGTAGATATTCTGCAACACGACGAGCGGCTCCTCGCGCGTCCGCTTTGCGATTGCGTAGGCGATCAGGCAGTCCGCGATCTTGCCACGCATGTGCGGCGGCACGAGTTCGCTGCTCGCGAACATCTTCGCAATGCGCTGCGAGTGCTCAAACTGGGCCGGGGCCAGCGGGTCCGGCTCGTTGGCCGCCGCAAGCGCGGGCGGGGTGTAGGCTGCGACATCGGTCATGCTGCGTCTCCCTCGGTGATGGATTGCTGGATCTTCGCTGCCGCCCAGCTCGGCAGGCCGATCTCGACGACGCCATCGGCGTAGCTGGGCCAGTGGCCGCTGTCGATGCAGATCGCGAACCGGCGCAGGATCTGGTCGAGCTGCGCGTCGGCGGCGAATGCGGCCTCGGCGCTGAGTGCCGCGACGTAGTTGAGATGAGGCGGCTTCGATCCGACGACCAGGAACGCATGAGATGCGTTCTCGATGCCGAGCAGCCGCGCCACGCGGCGGAACAGCGCGTCGGACAGGTCATAGCGCAGGTTCGCGCAGGTTCGCCGCCACGCCTCGGGATGCGGCGATTGCGTGGTCTTGAGGTTGACCGACAAGCCCAGTTTGCCGATGTAGAGGTCGGGCCGCGTCAGCAGACGCAGGCCGGTCTCCGGGTCGGTTGCGATCATGGTGGCCTCGGCGACGCCGCCGGCCCGCAGCAGCTTCGCGGCGGCGGGGTTGCGCATCAGCGCGGCCTGCATGTCAAGGATGCGCATGTGGTCGCCGAAGCTGACCATCTCGCGCGCGCCGACCGTCTCCTTCCAGGCCTTGCCCTCGCGCGTTGCGAGGCTGAGGCCATCGGGCTTGACGACGTAGCGCGCATGGAAGGCGTCGGGGCCCTCCAGCAGATACGCATGCGCTGCCGAGCCAAACGTCATCGCGGGCGTGGCGTCCGACCGCTGCCGGTCGGGGTTGCCGCGCCAGAACGCATACGCATGCGCCGGGCACTCGGTCTCGAACGCGACGAGATCCGAGCCGCTGACCGCGCGCGGGCCGAAGGTGCCGGGCGCGAGGTAGGCGTCGAATGGGACGCCGTCGTGATAGCCGTCGTTGATCATGTCTCCCTCCTGCATTCCTGCCACATCACCCACGACATCGTGCCTGCCAGCACCAGCCGAAGCCCGGCGATCTGCTGTCGGCACTCGTCGTAAGAACCGGCCCTGATCTCGACGCCCCGGCACACGCGATCCGCCCGGGCCGGGCCGGTCGCGCTGCAGACCAGCGCCAGGGTGAGCCACGCGGCGGTCACGAGAACGCCAGCAGCGCGAAGGCCAGCAGCGCCGCGAACGCCAGCACCGCCACGACCTCGGCGATGCGCTCAACCGGCATCGGCCACCTGTGCCGCGCTGGCGGCCATCTCGGCGTCGAGCGCCGCCACCGCGTTGCGCAGCTCGTCGATCAGGCTGCGCGCGACCGCGGGGCTGACAATCAGCGTCGCCGCCCGGCTTGCGTCGGTCGTGGTTCGGACGGTCACCGAGACCCACGCTTGATATGGCCTGACCTGAGCATGTACTGACAGCTCGTCGCAGTCGGTGGCCACGATAGAAGCGAGCATTCATCCTCCTCAGTTCCCGCCGCACCGTCGCGGCGTGGCGGGATCTGGCCCGCATCGGCGGCAGATGGGAAATGCTTTTCCCGCATGGGCGATATGCGGATCACGCATTGGACAGAAGGATGTTGATCGGGTCATGCTCGACCGCCGAGGCATGGGCGCCGAGCTGAAGCCGAGCTACTATCGGCAAGCCGTGAAGAACGTCACGGCCGCCGCTAACGGGGTGCGATTCGATGGCGACACCGAAGATCTGTTCGCGGCGTCTTCGATCGACTGAAGACGTTACCGATCAGGATATCGCATGACCACCAAGCCCCGAGCCCCACGCACAACCGACGCGCCGGAAGCGCGCGAGAAGTTCCGGCGCCTGTACACGGAGGGCCGCAGCTATCGCGAAATCTGCGACCACATGGGATGGGCACACGAGCAGAACGTCGGCCATTGGAAGAAAAAGCTCGGCCTGCCCGACCGCCCGCGCGGCCCGCGGCAGGACCAGATCGACGCGGTCGTGGCGATGGCCGGGCGCAGGGTCGCGCATATCGCGCGCGATCTGCGGATGCAGGCGTCCACCGTGGTGCGCATCCTGACCGAGCGCGGCCTGTACGACGCGCGGCAGCGGGAAGAAGAGCGCCCGGGCATGCGGGAGAAGGACCTGATCGACGCGGACGCGCGGTGGGCTTCGTGGGCGGGCAATCTGAGGTACGAGGATGCGGCCGTCCGCCCGACGCTGGTTGCGAGGTTCGACCAGCGGCGCGACACGGTTCGGAGCGAGGTCGGGTGCGCGGCCGGGATGTGCGCGACATGATCCGCAGCTCGCGCGTCCTGCCCCTGCGTTGGTGGAGCGGCACGATCGCCGGTGAGCCCGCGAGCAAGGCGAACTCGCGGCGGCTGGTCAAGCGCGGCGGGCGGCCGTTCTTCATCAAGAGCCAGAAGGCGCTCGACTACGCCGAGGCGGCCGCGCTCCAGGTGCCGCGGCTCGGGCCGGATCAGATGTTGCGCGGGCGGCTAAGCCTGACCGCGCATGTCTGGTACTCGACGCAGCGGCCGGATCTGGACATCTCGCTGGTCCTGGATCTGCTGCAGGGCCGGATCTACCGCAACGACCGGCAGGTTCGAGAGATGCACCTCCACCACCACATTGACCGCGAGCAGCCGCGCACCCGGCTGCATATTCAAGAGATCGAGGACGATGACGATGACGATTGAGGCGACAACGATTGATGCGTTCGGCCAGTGGCTGCAGGTTGCGCAGCCTGGCGACCGGTGCATCTACTACCGCGGCCTAGGCCTCGCTGGCGACGCGCGCGCGCGGCCTGCGATCGAGGCGCTGCGGGCGACGGTTCAGGCGGCGGCGGGCCTCAATCCGCGGCTGCTGACAGAGCAGCGGCCGGGCAAGGCGCTGATCCGCGGGCTGAACGGGTATTTCGTCGAGGGTGCGCCGCGGCTGGTCGACCTTGTGCAGCGCCGCGCGGAGATGGGGCGCTACATCGAATACCTTGCAATCATGCGGCGCAATCAAGCGCCAATCAGGAGGACGGAGAATGTCTGAAGCCAAGCCCAACGACGACCTGAGCCGGTTTGCCGACCGCCTCGACCGAGTGCTCGGCGAGATAGAGGAGGCTGCGGACGCGCTGAAGGATCTGAAGGTCGAGATCAAATCGGCCGGGTTCGATGCGGCGGCGCTGTTGGCGGTGGCCAAGCTCCGGCGCGACGACAAGAAGCGCCAGCGGGCCGAGGAGCGGCTGCAGCAGCTGGCCCTCTACGCGGCGCGCCTCGGGGTGCAGCTGGAGCTGGGCGTATGAGCCGGCGCCTGGAGGTCGTCAACAGGATCGCGTTCACCGTGGCGTTGCAATTCGGTCTTGCAAATCCGGAGAGCGTTTTCGGCCGGGACCGGCGCCAGCTCACTGCGAGGGCTCGCTCGCTGTCGATCGCGATCGCTCACGCGGGGATACGCGACATGACCAACGATCAGATCGCCGAGCAATTCAACCGCGACCGTGCGACGGTCGTCTATCACGCGGCGATCTGGAGGCTGCCCAAGAACGCGACGACGTGGAATGTGGCCGTGGCTGCGCTGCGGCGTTGGTGGCCAGACGCGCCAGGACCGCGCTAGAGATCCGGCCGGGCACTCCTGGGGCTGTGACGGCGCGCCCAGCAAGCCAAGCCATCCTGCGTGATCCGCCCGGTCCGGTGGCATCGTGGATCAAGGAAGGTGGCCGTCAACTTGCCATGCAAAGCGCGCATGGCTAGAATGCAAATGCCCCAGCCCGGCGGGAACCGGACTGGGGCGAAACGGACCACCCAAACTGGTCCGGCGCAAGCGCGCGGCGCATCATATCGCCGAGCCTGCTGCCGGGCAAACTGAAAGGCCCGCTATGTCACCTCCAGAACCACTCACGCCAGCCGATTGCAACTTGCGCGGCTTCGCGTGGATGCCGCTCGACGTCCAGCGGCTTCTCGACAGCGACCTGTTCATCCTATCGACTGGCGACGAGTTCAAGGCGGCGGTCGCGCTCTGGGCAAAGGCCTGGGCGCAGGTGCCCGCCGCGTCGCTGCCCAACGACGACCGGCTGCTGGCCCATCTGAGCGGCGCGGGGGCAAACTGGCCCGCCGTCAGGGCGATGGCGCTGCGCGGGTTCGTGCTGTGCTCCGATGGGCGGATCTACCATCAGGTCCTGGCCGAGAAGGCGCTAGAGGCTTGGGAGCAAAGGGAAAAGTCGAGGGCGCGGCAGCGCAAATGGCGCGAGCGCGCAGCACCGGCTGACGCTGGAGACGGCGACGAGACGGTAACGTCACCGTCTCGCGACGCGTTACGAGACGATAACGTAACGGACGACAGGACAGGACAGGACAGGGACCGTACAGTAAAGGATACATCCTGCAACTCTGAACAACCTCCCGGTCCTGATAAGTCTGGAGCGCGCGCAGAGCCGCGCGCCGACCGCGGATCGCGCCTGCCCGTCGATTGGACGCCATCGGACGAAGATCGGGCCTTCGCCCAAGCCGAGGGCATCGACCCGGAGCGCGAGGCGGGATCGTTCAGGGACTACTGGCGCGCCAAGCCCGGCGCTGCTGGGCGCAAAAGCAACTGGAGCGCGACGTGGCGGAACTGGGTCCGCCGGTCGGCAGAACGCAATGTGAACCGAGGATCGCGGAATGGCGCAGGATCTCGCAATCGCAACGGCTTTATCGTCCTCGCTGAAAGGCTTGCTCGCGAGGATCGAGACCGAGCAGCCCGGGGCGCCGATGGCAGCTTCTTCGAGGTTGAAGGCCGAAGCGCAGAGCGCGCTGGCGGCGGTCGATGAGGCGCTGAAGCCCGCGCCCGAGGCGCTGGCGTTGCGCTGGCTGACCGCACTGGGCACGCTGACCGCAACCAGAACCGACGAGGCCGATGCGACCGGGAAGGCGCGGGCCTACGCCACGATGCTCGAATACCCGGCCAGCGCGTTCACAAAATCCAGCCTCGGGGTTGCTGCGCGCAAGTTCCGGTGGTTTCCGTCGTTCGCGGAACTGTGCGAGCATCTGGAGGCCGAGACCGCCGAGACCAAGCGCCTGCGGCACCAGCTGCGCCGCGTGATGGCGCTCCCGGTCCAGGACGACAGCCCGCCGCCGCGCTACTCCGATCTGCCGCCCGACCAGCGCCAGCGCGTCGACAAGATCCTCGACGACATCCGCGCATCCCTCCGCAGCCCGGCCGCGGGGCCGCCGGACGACGAAACGACGGGCGGGGCTACCTGAGCATGTCCAGAACGAAACAACGCGCAGGCGGCCGGAAAAACCGGCCTAGCGTCGATTCTGGCGAGGCGGCTGTCCAGCCGACGCCGGAACGGGCTAGGCATGCGGAGCATGGGATCGAGGCCGCAGAGCCGGAACGGACCGAGCGGGGCGGTGGCAGGGCGTTCGTCGACAGCGCGGGCAGGCCTTCAAGACCGTGGCGGGTCGTCGATACGCTGGCCGTGTTGGAGCGCGTCGGCACCCTGACCGCAGACCAGCGCGCCGCCGGTGAGCGCTTCCGCGCGCTGTTCGAGATCGGCGGCCGGGCTGGCGCATCTGCGGTTCGGCTGGAGCCGCGCACGGCGGCCGGTGATCCAATCGGGGCGATCGAACGTAGGGTTGCCGCTGGCAGGGCCTTGGCAGAGGCGGCGAGGCTGCTCGGGGCGCCTGGGGCGCTGTACTCGGTGACCGTCGACATCTGCGGCTTGGGCATGGGGCTGACCGCGCGCGACGAGCTGCTGCGGCAACGGCGGGGCGGGTCCAGTCGGATGCTGGCCGAGGCCCTCGATATCCTGGCGAACGAATGGCGAACTTGACAGGCGGGGACGGTAGGGGTATGCGGGGAGCTAGGATGCTCGAGGCGCGTCGATGAGGACCATCGGCCAGCCTCTCCGCACCACTGCTAAGCGGGCGATCGCCACCACGGTCGATGCCCGCGACAGCTACTACGACAGCCCCGAACACCGCGCCTGGAGCCGCGAGGTCATCCGTCGCAGCGGCGGGATGTGCGCGTCCTGCGCTGCGCTGGACAAGCGGCTCGTGGCCGACCACGTCGTTGAGATCCGCGACGGCGGAAGCCGGACCGATCCGGCCAACGGGCAGGCGCTCTGCTGGCCCTGCCACGGTCGCAAGACCGCCGAGGCGAGGGCGCGGAGGCATGCGTCCAAGGCATAGTTCCTTGCCCGACAGGGGGTAGGGGGGGCAAATGTTGGGCGGTTTAGGGGGCGGCAATGCACGGGGTGGCACGCGGAGACTTTTCCCCGCCCACTGAATGAGCATCCGCCCCTCGCAGCGATGCAGTTGCCGCATATCTAGGCAGCCATCCGAAACCACTGGAGACCTGACATGCCGAAAGGCGGTCCCCGTCCCGGCGCCGGCCGACCGAAGCAGTCGCAGGCGGCCCCGGCCAAGTTGATCTTGACCGAAGCCATGCTCGTTGGCCTGTCGCCGCTGGAATACATGCTCTCCGTCATGCGCGACCCGTCCGCCGACGCCGCGCGCCGCGATCGCATGGCCCAGGCGGCAGCCCCATACGTCCACGCCCGCGCCGAAGCGCCCGGCAAGAAGCAGCAGGCCGAAGAGCTGGCCGCGACCGCCGAGCGCGGAACCGACTGGGAGCGCCTGCTGGCGAACTGATGGGCTGGGACACCGCCTGCCGCGACTGGGCTGATCGGCTCCGGTCGGGGCGGTCCCTGGTCCCGGACCTGCCGCTCGACAAGGACGCCGCCGACCGCGCGGCGATGATCTTCGACGCGCTGCGCCTTCCCGACGTTCCCGGCCGCCCGCGGATGCGCGAGGCCGCCGGCGACTGGCAACGCGACATCGTGCGGGCGCTGTTCGGCTCGGCGATCGGCGGAGAGCGTAAAATCCGCGAGGCATTCGTCCTCGTGCCGAAGAAGAACAGCAAGACCACCGCCGGCGCAGCGATCATGTTGACCGCGCTCTTGGTCAACCAGCGCCCGCGCGCCGAGTTCTTGCTGATCGCGCCGACGCAGGAGATTGCCGACCTCGCCTTCAATCAGGTTGTCGGCATGATCGAGGCCGAGCCAGTCCTGGCCGCCAAGTTCCACGTCCAGTCGCACCTCAAGCGCATCGCCTACCGGCAGACGAAAGCGTTCTTGAAGGTCAAGTCCTTCGACCCGAAGGTCGTCACCGGCACGAAGCCTGCAGGCATCCTGCTCGACGAAACGCACGTCATCGCCGAGGCCGCCGACGCTGACCGCGTGATCGGTCAGCTGCGCGGCGGTCTGATCTCGCAGCCCGAAGCCTTTTTGATCCAGATCACCACGCAGTCCGAGCGCCCGCCTGCCGGTGTGTTCGCGGCGGAACTGTCGAAGGCCCGCAAGGTCCGCGACGGTCAACTGGCCGCGCCACTCCTGCCGGTCCTGTACGAGTTTCCCGAGGGCGTTGACTGGCAGGATCCCGGCAACTGGCATCTCGTCACGCCCAACAACGGCCGTAGCATCACCGTCGATCGCCTCGTCCCTGACTTCGAGGCCGCGAAGGAGGCGGGCGAGGCCGAGCTTCGCCGCTGGGCATCGCAGCACCTCAACGTCCAGATCGGCGTGGCCTTACGGTCCGACGGCTGGGCTGGCGCGCAATTCTGGTCGCGCGGCAACGGCGGCCCTCGATCGCTCGACGAGCTGCTCGACCGCGCTGAGGTCGCCACGATCGGCCTCGACGGCGGCGGCCTCGACGACCTGTTCGGCTTCGCGGTCATTGCGCGCGAGCGCGATACGCGCCGATGGCTGCTCTGGGCTCATGCGCTGATCAGCCCCGAGGGGCTGGACCGGCGAAAGGCAAACGCCGCGCTCTACCAGGACTTCGCTCGCGACGGCGACCTGACGGTCGTCGACGGCCTGCCGGGCGATCTGGAGTGGATCAAGTCGCATGTCGGGCTTGTGCTGGATGCCGGCTGCCTCGCGATGGTCGGCGCAGATCCCGCCGGCATCGGCGGCGCGGTGGACGCGCTGGCCGAGATCGGCGTCTCGGAAGAGACGAAGCTGCTCGTCGGCGTGCCTCAGGGTATCCGATTGATGAACGCGGCCAAGACCGTCGAGCGCAAGCTGGTCGACGGCTCGCTGAAACACTCCGGCTCGCGCCTCATGGCGTGGTGCGCCGGAAACGCCAAGGTCCGCGCCACCTCGAGCGCGATGATGATCGAGCGCGCCGCCTCGGGCTACGGAAAGATCGATCCGCTGATGGCTGCATTCAACGCCGCGCACCTCATGACGCTGAACCCGACCGTCGCCGGACCGGCGGCGGCGTGGGCGATGCCGTGCTGAGCTGGATAGAGCGGCTGCTCGGCCGCGACGAGAAGAAGGCGGTCGAGTTCACCGAGGGCTGGCTCGACGCCGCATTCGGCTACAGCCAGTCCTGGACCGGCGAGCCCGTCACGATCTCGACGGCGCTGCAGGTTCCGGCCTTCTATCGCGCGGTCATGGTCATCGCCGACGGCATCGCGCAGCTGCCGATCGTGCTGATGCGCCCGGTCGATGGCGGCATGAAGCCGGCGACCGATCACCCGCTCTACGACCTGTTCGCGCGCAAGACGAACGCATGGCAGGACGCGAGCGAGTGGACGCGCACGACCATGATGCACAAGGCGTCGACGGGCTGCGCGGTGTCCTGGCGGAACGTGGTCAACGGCCAGATCCGCGAGCTGATCCCGATCAAGCCCGACAACGTGCAGATCGTGGTTCGGCAAGACCTTGAACTCGAATACACGATCAGCCTGGAGAACAGCCGCACCCTGACGCTCTCGCGCGGCGAGGTCTTCCATCTGCGCTCACCGTCGTGGGACAGCGCGCGCGGCCTCGATCCGGTCCTGCTCGGGCGCCAAGCGCTCGGTCTCGCCCAGGCCAGCGAGCGGTCGCAAGCCGCTCTGCACAAGAACGGCGTCCGCACGACCGGACTTTTCACGCTCGACGGCAACCCGTCGGAGGAGCAGCGCGATCGCGTGCGCCAGGCGATCGCTTCGATGTACGGATCGGCAGCGAACACCGGCAAGCCGGTACTGGCCTCGGGCGCCCTCAAGTTCACGCCGACGCAGATGACCGGCGTCGACGCGCAGCACCTCGAAACGCGCAAGCACCAGATCGAGGAAATCGCGCGCCTCATGGGCGTGTTCTCGATCATGCTCGGCCACGCCGGCAACAACTCACCGACCTTCGCGAGCGCCGAGGCCTTCTTTGCGGCGCATGTCCGCTACACGCTTCAGCCCGAGATCAAGGCCCTCACCGCCGCGCTGAACGCGCAGCTCCTCACCGACGACGAATGGCGCGCGGGGCTCCGCTTCACGATCGACACCAGCGAACTGCTGCGCGGCAGCCTCAAGGATCGCGCCGAGTACTACGACCGCGCGATCCGCGGCGGCTGGATGACGCGAAACGAGGCGCGCGAGGACGACGGGTGGAACCCGCTGGACGGCCTCGACAAGCCTCTCTTCCCGCTCAACATGGGCGAGGTCGCCGGCCAGGGCTCGGATGCGGACGTGGCGTCGCCGGTCGACGTCGAGGACGACGATAACGGCGCGAAGAACCCGTGGAAGCCGACCGACGAGATGGCGGCGAACGCGCGGCGGGCGCTGGCGTGGCGCGACGAGTTCGGACGCGGCGGCACGGCTGTAGGCATCGCTCGCGCGCGCGATATCAGCAACGGTCGCCGGCTGCCGCGCGACACGATCATGAGGATGGTCTCGTTCTTCGCTCGGCATGAGATCGACAAGGAGGCCGAGGGCTTCCGCCCGGGCGAGCCGGGCTTCCCCAGCAACGGGCGCATCGCATGGGACCTCTGGGGCGGCGACGCTGGCCGCGCGTGGGCGAACAGGATCGCCGATCGGATCGAGGAGCTCGGAGAATGAGCAACGGCGTCGCGAGCATCGCGCTCGAAGTCAAGTTCGCGGCCGATAAGCCGATGGGCTCGTTCTCGGGCTACGGCGCGGTCTACGGGAACATCGACGAAGGCGGCGACATGATCACGCCAGGCGCGATGGCGCGTAGCCTCGCGTCGTGGTCGAGCAAGGGTATGCTCCCTGCCATGTATTACAACCACGACCGCAGCAAAGGCGCGGTCGGCGTCTGGGAGAAGATGAGCGAGGACCAGAACGGTCTGCATGTCGAGGGCCGGATCATCGGCCTCGACACCGACGAAGGGAAGATGACCTACGCGCGGCTGCGCGAGGGTGCCATCAAGGGCATGAGCATCGGATACCGCGTACCTGCCGGCGGGTCGAAGATGGGCACGGGCCGCACCGGAGAACCGCGCCGCTGGCTCAAGGCCATCGATCTGCGCGAGGTCTCGGTGGTCGATGACCCCATGAACCCGCTCGCGAAGCTCGCCTACCTCAAGAGCGCGCCCGCGCTCATTCTCGACGCGCGCGGCCTCGAGGCCGCTCTGCGCGACGAACACAAGATGTCCATCGCCGAGGCCAAGAGCCTCGTCGCGGTGGTCCGTCGTCACCTGCGCGATGCAGGCGACGAATACGCCGACGCCTCTCGTGATGACGAGGTCGAGGCTCTGGTCGCGTCGCTCAAGCGCGCGGCTTCCATCCTCTCCACGAAAGGTTGATCCAATGGACACCAGCGAACTGAAGAGCGCGGTCGACGCTGTCGGCTCCGCTTTCGAAGCCTTCAAGAAGACCAACGACGCGCGCCTCGCCGAGATCGAGCGCAAGGGCAGCGCCGACGTCGTCGTGCGCGACAAGCTCGACCGCATCGAGGCGAGCCTGTCGAAGTACGAGACGCTGAACCAGAAGCTCGTGCAGGCCGAGCTGGCCGCGAAGAACGCGAGCGAGACCGCCGCCGATCTGGCCGCGAAGCTCAACCGCCTGGGCTCGGGCAAGTCCGCCCCGGCCGCCGACGAGGTCAAGGCCCGGGCCAACGACTGGATGCGCGCCGTGGTCCGCTCGATCGCGCGCGGCGACGGCTCGCTGTCCGAGAGCGAGCGTAAGTCGCTCGACAGCGTGCAGGCCGAGATGAAGACCCTGTCGCTCGCGCCCGACACGCTCGGCGGCTACCTCGCGCCGACCGAGTACGTCCGCGAAATCATCAAGGGCGTCGTCGAGATCACGCCGTTCCGCGCGGTCGCGCGCACGCGCCAGACCACGCAGAAGGCCATCCAGCTGCCGAAGCGCACGGGCACCTTCTCCGCGCAGTGGGTCCAGGAGCAGGGCACGAAGTCGGAAACGACCGGCCTGACCTACGGCATGGACGAGATCCCGACGCACGAGATGTTCGCGCTCTGCGACATCACGAACCAGATGCTCGAAGACACGGCGTTCAACATGGAAGCCGAGGTCCGCGCCGAGGCGACCGAGCAGTTCGCGAAGGCCGAGGGCGCCGCGTTCCTGTCGGGTTCCGGCGTCGGCCGTCCGTTCGGCTTCCTCAGCAACGCCTCGATCTCGACGGTCAACAGCGGCGCCGCGGCGGCGCTGACGGCCGACGGCATCCTGCGGGTCTTCTACGACCTGGAGACCGACTACGCGGCCCGCGCCGTTTGGATGGCGAACCGCGCGACCATCGGCGAGATCCGGCGCCTGAAGGACGGCACCGGCCAGTACCTGTGGGCGCCGGGCCTGTCCGGCGGCGTCCCGAACACGATCAACGGCGCGCCGTATGTCGAGGCTCCCGACATGCCCAGCGTCGGCGCGTCGAACAAGCCGCTGGCATTCGGCGACTTCCGTCGCGCCTACGTGATCGTCGATCGGATCGCGATGGAAATGCTGCGCGACCCGTACACGCAGGCCACGAGCGGCGCGGTCCGCATGATCTTCCGCCGCCGCGTCGGCGGTCAGGTCGTGCTGCCCGAGGCGATCGTCCTCCAGAACGTCGCTCTCTGATCCTGATCGAGAAAGGACCATCGCAATGGCCTCCAAAGACCTCCACAACAACATCGACGTGAAGCGGGCGATCTCGCCCGTTTCCGAGGCGGGCAACACCGCCCTCGTCTCGCAGATCCTCGACACGCGCGGCTACGAGAGCGTCGAGCTGGTCATCCTGACCGGCTCGATCGCCGACGCCGACGCGACGTTCACCGTTCTGATCGAGGACGGCGACAGCGCGACCCTGACCGACAACGCCGCCGTGGCCGATACGTTCCTGCTCGGCACCGAGGCGCAGGCCGGCTTCCAGTTCGACGACGACAACGAGTGCCGGAAAATCGGCTACGTCGGCGGCAAGCGCTACGTCCGCGCGACCATCACGCCCGCGAACAACGCCAGCGCGGCGCTGATCGCGGCCGTCTGGGTGCTCGGCCACGCCCGCACCGCTCCGACGGCGAACCCGCCGGCCTGATCCGATGAGGCGGCGGGCCTCGGCTCGCCGCCTTTCACCTAGCGAGGTGCCTCATGAGCTACAACACGCAGAACTACGCCGAGCAGGGCGGCTCCCGCTGGGTCGTCGGCGGCGAACTCAACATCGCGTCGGGCGGCTATGTGTCCGGCGGCGCGGTGCTGAACAAGCGCCAGCGGTTCACCATCGCCGAGATCAACGCGGGCGCCACTCTCCTGCCGGCGATCTCCGGCAAGAGCTACCGCATGGTCGCCGCGAAGGCGATCGCCGTCGGTGGCGCGGCCGGTGCGGTCACGACGGTTGACATCCTCGGGACCGTCTCGACCTCGCGCAAGCTGGTCGCGTTCGCGCAGGCGAGCCTGACGCAGTCGACCGTCCTCGTCGACGGCGGCACGGGCGGCGCCGTTCTCGCCGATGGCGCGTCGTACACCGCCAACGACGCCGGCACGGCGATCCTGGTCGGCAAGACGGGCTCGAACGTGACCACGGCGACGCACATCGACGTGATCTTCGACTACGTGGTCGAGTGATCCAATGAAGGTCGAGCGCTTCAGCGTCTCGGTGACCACGGCGGCGGATGGGTCGGCGACGGCCCATTCGCCGACCATCACCGGCGCCATCTCGTCCATCGCCTATGTGGCCGACGGGACCAGCCCCTACGACGCGACAGTCGACTTCACGATTACCGTCGAGAGCACTGGCCAGAGCCTTTGGACGCAGGCAAACATCTCCGCCAGCGGCACCCGGGCGCCGCGGCAACCCGTCCACGAGCAGGACGGGACCGATCGCTTCTTCCAAGGAACGTCCACCGAGCACACCGTCTGCGATCTGATCTGCCTCGCCGACGATCGCGTCAGGATCGTGCTCGCGCAGGGCGGAAACGCCAAAACCGGCCGCTTCGTCATCACGGTCATCTGATGCTCTCAGTTCTCGCCCCGGCAACATCCTCGCGCCTGACCACGCTCGAAGCGGTCAAGCGCGAGCTGTCGATCGCGGGCACGAGCGAGGACGCGCGGCTGCTGGCCTGCATCGACCAAGCCAGCGCCGTGATAGCCGACTACCTCGGCCGCACCCTCGCGCGCGAGACCGTCGCCGAGACCCTGCGCCTGCAGACGTCCGCCGAGGTCATCAAGCTGACCCGCTGGCCCGTGGTGAGCGTCTCCAGCGTCGTCGAGGACGGCGAAACGCTCGTGGCCGCCGACTACGAGATCGACCGCAGCTTCATCTACCGCCTGCTCAGCGACGAACGCGCCCGCTGGCCAGCGGCGAAGATCGTCATCACCTACGTCGCCGGCTACGACCTGCCGTCCGGCGTTCCGTCCGCCATCGAGCGCGCCGCCACGCAGCTCGTCGTGGCGATGAACGCCTCGCGCGGCCGCGATCCCGCGCTGCGCAGCGAGAGCGTCGAGGGCATCGGCTCGCAATCCTGGCTCGACCCGCGCAACGGCGGCGGGCCGCTTCCTGACGGCGTCGTGGCGCTGCTCAACCCCTATCGCGAGGTCATCGTATGATCACCGGCGGCACCTTCAGCCTCGGCGACTTCTCGATCGGCGCCGCCGCGACGCAGGTCGGCGACGTCGTCGATGATCTCGGCGGCGCGACCGCCATCACGCTCTCCGCGCGCCTGGGCTACGGCTCCGGCGGCACGTCGGTCTACGCGATCGTCGAGACCAGCTTGGATCAAGGCGTCTCGTGGGTACAGATCGCCCGCCTCGACTTCACGACCTCGGGCGCCCAGAAGGTCGTCACCGTGTCCGGCCTGACGCCTCGCACGTCGGCCGCCACCGCTGGCACCCTGTCCGCCGACACCGCCCTCGACGGCACGATCGGCGATCGCCTGCGCGCGACGGTGGTCTCGACGGGCACCTACGCCGGATCGACGGTGGTCTCGGTCCGCGCCAACGTCCGATGAACACGCGCGGCGCGCTTGATCGGCTCGGCCAGGTCGCGCAGCTTCGACGCCTGACCGGCATCGGCGCGAACCAGGTCTGGCACGAGGTCACGCTGCGCGTCTTCGCGCGCCAGTTTCGCGCGCAGGAGATCGTGCCGGGGTCTGGTCTCCAGCAGGGCGACCGGCAGGTCATCGCACACCACGCCGAGATCGACGCCGCGCAATGGCCGGCTCCTCCGCGCCGTGACGACAAGCTGCTGCTCGAAGGACGGCTGCTCAACGTGCAGTCGGTCGAGACGGTGCGCGTCGCCGAGGCGGTCGAACGCTACAACATGGTCTGCCGGGGATGAGGGCCTACCGCTCGCCGCGCGTCTTCGCGCGCGAGATCACGGTGGCATCGAAGAACCTGTTCCCGGCTCAGGTCGAGGCGCTGCTGGAAGACGCCGCGCGCCGCGAGAAGGCACGCGTCCTGGCCGAGCAGACGCAACGCGCGGGTATCGCGCCGACCACCGAAACCATCGTGGACGGACGGCGCGGTGCGCCGATCGACGCGGCGACGGACAAGTCAACGATCATCATCGAATACGAGTACCTCCGCGAGATCGCCGCATGGCTCCTCGACACGCTGGAGCGCGGCGCGGTGCGCGGGCCGACCGGCGCTTACGCGCGCTCGTTCATCCTGCTGGTCGATGGCGTCGAGGCCGAGGTCGGCGCGATCAAGCACGAAACGCGCTCGTTCGTGATCGCCAACACGCGCCCATATGCGCGGCGGCTGGAGGTCGGAAAGACACGCCGCGGCGATGCCTTCATCCTCGATGACAGCCGCTATCGGTTCATCGACAGCATCGCGAAGGTGGCCAAGGGCCGCTTCGGCAACATGGCCCAGGTCCGGCACGCATTCGTTGGACTGGACAACGCCTATCGCCTACGCCGCGCGCAGGGCAAGCGCCGCGATCGCCAAGCTGGCGCGGAGATGACGTATCCCGCGATCCGCGTCTCGAAACTCTGAGGAGGCCCCGTCATGGCCGTGACGATTTCGCTCTACAACCACACCACCAAGCTGTTCGCCGAGGGATCGAATGCCTCGGGCGACACCTACAAGGTGAAGCTCTACACGGCGGCGACCTTCGACGCCACGCACACCACGCTCGCGGGCGTCGGCGGCACCGAGGCCACGACCGGCACCGGCTACACCGCCGGCGGCCCGGCGCTGACCAACGTCACTGTGCCCACGGTCACCACCAACGATGCGCGCTTCGACGCCGACGACGTCACGCTGACCGCTTCGGGCGGCTCGATCACGGCGAGCTACGGCGTGATCTACAACGACACCGACGCGAACGATCCGCCGCTCGCGTTCATCGACTTTGACGGCTCGCAGAGCGCCGGCGCTGGAACCGACTTCAAGATCATCTGGGACGCCAACGGCATCTTCTCGTTCACGGTGGCCTGATAATGGCTGACAACGTCGCCATCACTCCAGGTTCGGGCGCGATAGCAGCCGCCGACGACATCGGCGGCGTGCTCTACCAGCGTGTCAAGGTCTCGCACGGAGCAGACGGCAGCGCGACGGATACGAGCGAGGCCGCGCCGCTACCGACGCAGGACACAAGCCTCTGGTGGATGCTCAATCGCATCTATCAGATGCTGGCTTCCCCGCGTGGCTACGACAAGTCGCTCCAGCGTCAGCGCGGGACGGTGGTCGTTGAAAGCGGCACGGTCACGACTGTCACAACGGTTACGACCTGTTCGACGGTGACGACTGTCAACAACATCGCCGCTTTCGGCAACGAGCAGCCGCAGATCATGGCCCGCGCGATGGCTCGCGCTTCCTGGCGCGCGAACGTGCGCGCGTGCATTTCCTGAGGTCTCCAGATGGCAAACACATTCAAAAAAGTCATCGACCGTCTGGAGTGGGTGCAGACCTCGCCCTCGCCAAACGCGCATGCTGCCGGAACGCTCATGTGCTGCGACATGCGAAGCGATGTCTCGCGGCATCCGTTCGTGCAGAACCTGATCTCGACCACGGTCCTCAATCGCTACAACATCGTCACGAAGTCCTGGCAGCTATCAATCAACCCCGGCGCTGCTGCTGTCGCGGCAGGCGCGGCAATGTGCTTCGTCCCCAGCTTCGCCGCTGTCGGAACCATCGCTGCGGGCGCGACAACGACCAGCTTCGCGCTCTCGACGGCGCTACCGACCGCTGTCGGCGTCAACATGCTGGCGAACCGTGGCGGCTCGGGTGACTACGGCTTCAAGATCCGCATCACCGACACCACGGCGGGCAAAGTCGAGGAACGCTTCATCGTCGGGAATACGTCCGGCACGACGCCGACGATCACCGTCGATAACGCCTTCACGTTCACGCCCGCGACCGGCGCGCGATACGAACTGCTTTCGGGCCGCGTCATCATGCTTTCGAGCGGCGCTCTCGCAGCGGCGTCGTGGCGCAGCTACGAGGTCGCAGCGAATACGCTGGCGAATCTATCGACCACCAACCTTGTCGCTACCGTTGCCACGGATAGCGCGCTGCTGGTCATGGACGAGCAGTATACGCCCTACAACAACGAGCCCGGCGAGGGCATGATCAAGGGCGGCTTCACATACGACACGAACATCGTGTCGCGGAAGGCCCTGACAGCCACCGCAACAGGCGCGTCTTCGCTGACCGGACAAGCGGCGGACGGCGACGCTGTCGTCGTGGCGAACGAATACCGGAATTTTCAGATCCGCATCGTTCAAGATACTGGCACCCCTGCTGCGGTGGGCCAGCGTCGCATCATCGCCTCGCACACGGCTGGCGCGTCGCCGGTCTACACGCTCGGCACCGCATGGACGACGACGCCATCCAGCACGGCGAAATACGTGATCGAGCAGCCGAATCTGATTGTCCTGCGGACCAGCGGCAACACGACGACCTACACCTACAACTACACTGATGCGACCATCAACAACGGAACGAACAGCATCGCGTCGAATGCTTGGTCCACGGCGTATTTCGGCGCTGGCCCGGCGAACAATGCAGCAGGATGCTTGTGGGCGCCGTCGTTCGGCATTCAGCCCGATCCCGCACGCAATGCTCGCCACAGCTTCAATTATTTCTTCCGTGGCGGCGCGACAACGCTCGATGTCCTCGACATCGCGAATACGATCACCGGCACATGGACGGGCGCCATCACCTACGACGGGGCGCAGAACGCGACCGGTGCTGGCACGACAGGATGCTATGCCCCTTATGGGGGCGAGGGCCGCTTCACGTATCTGAACATCTACGTCGCCTCGCAGGTCAATCAGATATATCGGTTCGACGCGAAGAACCGAGTGCTTTCGCCGCATGTTTCGACCGATTTCCTGCAATCCGGCACCGCTGCGATCGGTCAGCGAATGGCGGCGTTCGCCGCGATCGACGGATCGGACAAGTACGACGTGATCCTGCTCCAGTCGCATCTCTCGACGGTCACGCAGGAATTGTTGGTCCTGTTCTGATGTCCATCTCCGATCTGATCCGCCTCGCGCAGAACCGACTCGCCACGCTCAACTCTGCGCGGGCGACCGCTGACAGGAATGGTGAGCCGGATCGCGTCGCCGCACTCGATGCCGAAATCACCGAGACCGAGGCGACGCTCGAAACCCTCCGGGGGCTCGCATGACTCTCGCCGACCGCCTCGCGCAGACCGACCTCGCGGACCTGCCCGACTGGCAGGCTGCGGCGGCGCTGAACCAGCCCGATCCGACGCTGCCGGCGGTCGAGACCTGGGTTGAAACCAAGATCGGCATCGGCGCGATTCTCGACACGCTCGGGCCGACTGCCGGGGCGACCTTTCTCGACGCCCTGGAGACGCTGGCCGAGACGACGCCGGTGGTCCGGTGGGGACTGGAACTGATCCGCGGTCCCGGCCTCGACCTGTCGCGGCCATCGGCTCGTTCGCAGCTCGCGACGCTGGTCGCTGGCCGGATCCTGACCCAGGAAGAGGGCGAGGCGCTGCTGGCCCTGTCGCGGCGCACGCGGCATCCGTCATGGGCTGAGGCCAATGGTGTGACGGTTGACGCGCGGGCAGTAGGCCTGGCGCGCGGAGGTCGGTGATGGCAGTCGCGAAATGGGCCACGCCCAGCACCCGCAGCAGCAACATCCTCTCGACGGTTGCGAACTCGTTAGCGAATGCGTCGGAAAGCGCAGTCGTCACGTATGACAACAGCACCAACCGCGATCTCTACGCGCTGTTCACGCTCAAGCTCGGCTCGATCACGCCATCGACCAAAGGATCGGTCTCGATCCGCGTGACGATCAACGACGGCACCGATACGAGCGACAAGGTCGGCGGCGATGTCTACGTCCTGCCGCTGACGAGCGGCGCGTCGGCCAAGGTCAACGTCGTGCAGGTCAGGCTGCCGCCGTATTCGCTCAGGCTATCGGTGGTCAACAACGCGGGCGTGACGCTCGCCGCGAGCGGCAACGAACTGTATGTCCGGCCATGGAACGAGGACGTCACCTGACATGCCGCGCGGCTTCACCGACTACGACAGCGCGCGGATCCAGGGGCGGCTGTGGACGCCATTGATGTCGTCCAAGATCCGCGTGTGGTTGGACGGCCGCGCTCCGGACACTATGACGCTAGAGGCCGGTGGCAAGATTTCATCTTGGCGGGATAGGTTTGGTAGAAACCTTACGCAATCGGTAGACGCAAACCGACCATTGCTCCAATTTGATTCCGGAGGATACCCAAACGGGGTCGGCGGCGTTGCTGGTGCTTCACTGGGAACATCTTCCGTTTTGTCTGGAACAACATACACATTTGTTTTGCTTTTGCTGGATGCCGGAACAAGCACCGATTTAGTTCCGTTTTACAATGGGAACGGCGGATCGAGCGGATACGGAGCAATTTACAACTATGCTTCGAACAACGCATATGGCGGCCTGCATGGTGGAGTGCAGTTTCTTGCGCCAGCAACTTCAAGAAGCATTGGGTCCGTTATCTGCCATTCGCAATACTACACTGGATCGGGAAGCGACTACAGAATCGACATTAACAACGTTAGCACGCTTTTCAGCGCAGGTATCAACAACCCAAGCGGAACGCTTTCCGTAGGCGACTCTCCGACAATGTTTGGTTGCATCATGGCCGATTCCGTTTTGTCGCAGTATGAGCGAGAACAGGCAGAAGCATTCCTTTGGTGGCATCATGGATTTGGAGATCAGATCCCTAAGGTGAACTTGTTCTCCAACCGCCCGCCGCTGATCGGGGACTGAGATGCTGAGGACGCGCGCGCCGGGCTTTGCGGCTCTGTACCCGACGCCCGCCACCATCAACGTCCCGTCCGCCTCGATCACGATATCCGCGACCGAGCCGCGCGTCAGCGTCGGGCCGTATCCGACAGGCCTGCAGGGCCTTCTCTTCCTCGTCGCTCACACATACGGCGCGATCGGCGTCAACGTCGCCTGCCCGACCGCCACGATCTCGCTGGCAGCCAACGCGCCGCAGATCTCGACCGGCAAGTCCATCTCGGTCCCGGCCGCGGCCATCGCACTCGCCGCGGTGGCGCCCGCCGTCCGGTCGGGCAAGTCCGTTGCGGCGCCTGCCGTCACGATCGCAATCGCCGCCGCCGCGCCCACCATCCAGGCCGCAACCGGCGCATCCGTTGCCTGCCCTGCGGCCACGATCGCTCTGGCCGCATCTGCGCCGACGCTGGTCGCTGGCAAGTCGATCGCAGCCCCGGCCGCCGCGATCGCTCTGGCTGCCGCCGCGCCGCTGGTCGGGGGCGGCAAGTCGATCTCGGCTCCGGCCGCGGTCATCGCACTGTCGGCCGCCGCGCCCACCATCCAAGCCTCCTCTGGCGTCGATCTGCAGGTTCCGACCGCCGCGATCCTGATGGGCGGAGAAACGCCTGCGATCTCGGCGGGCAAGTCCATCGCCGCGCCCGGCGCCGCTGTCGTGCTGGCGGCCCTGGCGCCGCAGCTCGCGATGGGCAAGTCGATCCAGGTTCCTGCCGCAGCGGTCACCATCTCGGCCGCGTCGCCCGCCATCGCGGCAGGCAAGGCGATCGAGGTCGCCGCCGCGGCGATCGCCATCGGGGCGCTGCCGCCGGTCATTGAGCTGGTCGCGCCGCCCGGAACCCTGCGCGTGATCCGCGACGCCATCAGGACCGCCTGGGATGCGCGCTGGCCGCACGGAAGCGGATACCGGGTGCTCTGGCACCAGAACGACAACGAGAGCGTCCCAGAGCCCGGAGAAGCCCGCGCATGGCTGCATATCTCGGTCGACTTCGACGTCGAGGACGTCCGCGGCTTCGCTGGCGGTCGCCACGCCGCTGATCGCGAGTGGCGCGGCACGGTCGAGATCCGCGTCATGGCCGAGACCGGCTACGGCGACGACGACGCGCTCGACCTGCTCGACGACGCGCTGGCCGTGTTCCGGTCGCGCCGCGAGGCCGGGCTCTCGTTCATCGACGGCGAGGCCGAGCTGTTCGACAGCGCCACCGAAGACGGCGCGTGGATGGTCCGCGGCACCGCGATCCCCTGGGCCTACGAGTACCGGGCATGAGCCTGCGCAGCACGATCCGCAACGCGATCAGGGCCGTCTGGGACGCGAATTGGCCGCACGGCGACATCTACCGCGTGGTCTGGCACGAGAACGCGCATCCGGACACACCGACGCCCGGCGAGGTGCGCCACTGGCTTCATGCTCATGTCGAGTTCGCGCGCGAAGAGATGCGCGCGTTCGGCGGCGGCTCGCTCGCCAATGAGCGGCTCTGGTTCGGCGCGGTCGCGGTGCGCGTGTTTTCCGAGGTCGGCATCGGCGAGGATGTCACCCTCGATCTGCTCAATGCCGCCGTCGTGGCGCTTCGCGCGCGACGCGCCGGCAATCTGACCTTCGTGGGGCCGATCATCGGCATCGCGGATACCGCTAGATCGAACGGCGCGTGGTATGGTCGCGGCGCGTCGATCCCGTTCCAATATCGCTTCCAGGGCTAAAGGAGACCCGACATGCCCATTTCCGAAGGCGTGCAGTCACGCATCGTCTACAAGGCCTACAGCAGCGGGTCGATCACGGCCAACAGTGAGCCGAACACCGCGACCGACCCCGGCACGTCCGGCGGCCAGGTGCTGCGGCGCGTGTCGTCGTCGCTGAACCTGGTGAAGGACAGCTATCAGTCCGAGGAAATCAGGACCGATCGGCAGATCGCGGACTTCCGCCACGGGTTGCGGCGCGTCGAGGGCGCGATCTCGGGCGAGCTTTCGCCGTCCACCTATTTCGAGTTGCTCGTCGCCGCGCACCGCGACGCGGCGGTGTCGGCGCTGTCGCTGAGCAACACGCAGTTCACCAGCGTCACCAGCGACAGCTCGACCTCGGCCTTCGTCTTCACTGCGGGCGACCCGGTGACGAGCGGTCTGCGCGTCGGCGACATCATCCGCTTCACGAACCTCGCGACGACGGCGAACAACGATCGGAACTTCGTGATCCGGGCCTTCGGTGGCACGAGCAACCGCACGGTGACGGTGTCGCCCGCTCCGACCACCGACGCGGTGGCGGATACCTCGTTCAACTTGTCGCGTCCCGGCAAGACCACCGTCGTCCCGGCCAGCAGCTTCACCTCGAGGAAATTCGGCATCGAGGAGTACCGTGAGGATCTCGACCTCTCGCGCCTGTTCACCGAATGTCGCGTGTCCGGCTATTCGCTGTCGCTCCCGGCCACCGGCCTCTCGACGGTGGAGATCCCGATCATGGGGCGCAACGCGGTGTCGCTGTCCGCCGGGTCCGCGCCCTACTTCACCGCTCCGACCGCCGCGACGACGACCTCGGCCTGCGCTTCGGCCAACGGTCTGATCCTGTCGCCGGACGCCGGCTCGTCGCCGCTCGGCATCGTGACCGGCATCGACATCGCGCTCGATCTCGAAGCCGAGATGCAAGCGGTGATCAATCAGAACATCGCGCCCGAGATCTTCCTGGGCCGCGCGAATGTGACCGGCACGGTGTCGGCGTTCGTCGAGGACTTCGCCCTCTTCAATGCCTTCCTGAACGAGAGCGAGCTACAGCTGATCGTGCGCGTGGACAGCGGCTCGGCGGCGAACGCCGACGCCATCTGCATCTACCTGCCGCGCGTCAAGCTCGGCGGCGCGGACATGCCGCTGTCCGGCGCGAACGGTCAGACGATCTCGCTGCCGTTCCAGGCGCTCCGCTACACCGGCAGCGTGGCGGGCCGCGACACCACGACGATCCGCATCCACGACACGGCGGCCTGAGCATGTCACGTTTCGCTGGTCTCGGCGCGTCGGTGGACAAGCCGACGCGCTGCTATCTCTCGATCCCGGTCGCCGGTCGCCCGCCGCTGCTGTCGCGTGATGGCGATCCGGCGTACATCGACTGCCTGTCGCTCGACAGCCGCGAGGCGGGCGCGCAGCGTCGCGCATCCGCCATCGCGCGCCTCGACCGCCGCGCCGCGAAACTCACCGCCGATGACATCGAGGCCGAGCAGGTCGCGATGCTCGTCGCGCTCATCACCGGCTGGCGGCTCTACTCGCTGGCCGGCGACCCGCTCGATGTCGAGTGCGACGAGGCGGCGAAGCGCGAACTGATGAGCGACCCGACATTCGCGTGGGTGCGCCGACAGGTCGAGGAGCACATAGGCGACCTGGGAAACTGGCTGAGCGCGACGGCGACCTGATCGCCTTCGCGCGTCACCGTTTCGACCTCGACCTGCCGCGCAAGGGCGGTCGCAAACGCGACCACCTGGAGAGTGTCGCGCGGCAGCTAGGACGCCGCCCTGTGGGCCTCGACGGGCCGCCGCTGCCTGCCTGGGGCGAGCACATCTGGTCGGCGTGGCTGGATCTCCACCAAGGTCGCCGCGTCGGCTTCAATGGCGCGGAGCCGCTGTCCTGGGCCGATCTCGATGCGTGGTCGAGGCTGACCGGCGCGGAGATGAGGCCGGATGAGGTGGCGCTTCTGATGCGGATAGATCGCGAGTTCTTCGCCGTGCGCGGCGAGATCGAGGGGAAGAAATGATCAACGCGCCGAAGGAATCGATCCTCAAGGCTGGCCTCGACGCGAGCGATTACACGCGCGGCGCGCAGGAGATCGATCGGGCGAACGAGGCTATGGCGTCGAGTGCCGCCGAGGTCGAGCGCGCGAACCTGACAGGCGCTCAGGCGCTTCAGGCGTTCGAGGAGGCCGAGCGTCGGTCGGCCAAGGCGAAGAACGAACTCGCGCGCTCTCAGAAGCTGATCGCAGAGGCCGTTCAGCGCGGCGCGATTACTGAAGAAGACGCAGCGGCGAAGAACGCCGCCGCTCAGGCGCGATACGAACAGGCGCTTGTCCGAACGTCCGAGCAGACGCGCCGCACATCGACCTCTCAGGAGGAAATGACGCGGACCATCGTGTCGTCTGCGGCGAGCATGGACCGCCTCCAGGCATCGCTCGACAAGGGCTTCGCGTCTCAACTGCGCTACGAGCAGATCGTGGACCGCGTCAACTCCGCGATGGAGCGCGGTCGCATCTCGCAGGAGCGCGGCGCGCAGATCATCAGCCTCGCGCAGCAGCGATACATGGCGGCTGCGACGGCGACGGCGGGGCTCGGCGCGGCCACCGCTGCCGCTGCGACGTCGGGTCGGAACTTCGGCGCGGTCGCGCAGCAGGCCGGCTATCAGATCGGCGACTTCGCCTCTCAGGTCGCCTCGGGCGGCTCGGCGGTAACGGCGTTTGTCCAGCAGGGCTCGCAGATGCTCGGCATGTTCGGCATGTTCGGCGCGGTCGCCGGCGCGGCGCTGGCTATCGGCGGCGTGGCCTATCAGATGTGGGCGGCGCGGGATGCGGCGAAGGCGACGAAATCCGAAATCGAGTCTCTCACCGATGCAATCAAGAAGTTCAACGACGAGGCCGCCGAAAGGTCTCTTGGAGATCCCGGAGATCGCGCACGGCGGCGGCTCGCGGAGCTTGAGGGGCAGCTTCGAGAAGCTCAGGCCATTCGCGACGCTCTCATTCAGCAGGGCATCGGCGGCATGGGCGACGAGTTCGGCGCGGCTGCTATGGTCGGCGCAACTCAACCCGCAATCCTTGAGGCACAGATCAAGGCACTGCGAGAGCAGATCCCGATATATGATCAACTGCGAAAGGCCGCAGCAGATCGGACGCAGGAAGAGCGCGAGCAGGGATGGCAGCTTGACGGCATCCTTGAGAAGCAGCGCGAGCGTCGGCGCATAGAGGAAGAGGCCATCCGCGCGCGCGAGGAAGCGTCGAAGCGCCTTCTCGCCGACGTCACCTCCCTCGAAAACACCCTCGACCCGCTGACCGCCGCGACCCGCCGCTGGGCTGACCAGCAGGCGCTGCTGGCCCAGGCGCTCGACGCGGCGATCATCAGCCAGGAGCGATACAACGAGCTGGTCGCGATGTCGGACGAGGCATTCCGAAAGGCCACCGAGAAGCAGACCGAATACCTGACCGGCATCGAGCGCCAGACGCGCCAGAACGAGAACCTAGCGCGCGATCTGGGCTTCACGTTCCAGTCCGCTTTCGAGGACGCGATCCTGCGCGGCGAGAAGCTGCGCGGCGTGCTGGCCGGGATCGCGCAGGATCTCGCGCGCATCGTGATGCGGCAGACGGTGACGGAACCAATGGCAAGGCTTGTCATGGGCGGGTTATCTGCCGCGTCCTCATGGCTATTCGGTGGGGCTCCCGGCGACATTCGCGGGCCGGGCGGATCGACCAGCATTCCGTTCGGCGGGCCTCGTGCTCTCGGCGGGCCGGTCGAGGCGGGCAGTGCTTATCTGGTCGGTGAGCAGGGGCCGGAACTGTTCATGCCGGCGCAGTCGGGCCGCATCATCCCGAACGGCCAGACGGGCGGCACCGTGGTCAACCAGACCATCAACATCAGCGTCGGCGTCGCGCAGACCGTCCGCGCCGAGATCGCCGCGCTCATGCCAGCGATCAAGCGCCAGACCGTCGACGCTGTCGCCGATGCGCGAATGCGCGGCGGCAGCTTCGCCGCTGCGATGGGGACCTGACCGATGCCGATCTCGTATCCGATCGCGCTCCCGACCTCCGGCGGCTATGCGGCCGTCGAGTTCCGCGCGAGCAACGTCGTGGGCGTCTCGACCTCGCCGTTCACGCTGCAGCAGCAGCTCGTCCGCCATCAGGGCGCGCGGTGGGAGGCGGACGTTACGATCGCCGAAATGGAACGTCCGGCGGCCGAGGAATGGATCGCTGCGCTGACCTCGCTCCGCGGCGCCTGGGGCACGTTCCGGCTGGGCGACCCGGGCGGCGCCACGCCGCGCGGAACCTGGGCCGGAACGCCACTGGTCAAGGGCGGCTCGCAGACCGGCGAGACGCTGCTCGTTGACGGCTTCTCTGCCGGCGCCACCGTCAAGGCGGGCGACTACCTGCAGGTCGGCGACCGGCTCTACAAGATCCTGGTCGACGCCACCGAGGCCGCCGGCGAGATCACGCTCGACATCTGGCCGCGCCTGCGCGAGAGCCCCGCCGACAACGCGGTCGTCACCACATCGAACGCCAGGGGCCTTTTCCGGCTCGCTGGCAATCAAAGCGGCTGGAGCCTTCAGGGCGCTGGCCTCCGCTACTCCATCGCCTTCGGCGCGGTCGAGGCGATCTAATGGCGCGCGACCTCACCGCCAGCGTCATCACGCAGCTGCAGGCCGCCTCCGTCGAAGTCGGCATCCTGTTCGAGGGCGAGTTCGCATCGGGATGGGTCCGGCTCTGGTCCGGCATCGGCACCCTGTCCTGGGACAGCAAGACCTGGACCGGCACCGGCAATCTGCTGGGCATCAGCGGCATCGACGAGACCGCCGAGGTCCGCGCCTCGGGGATGACGGTCTCGCTCTCCGGCGTGCCGTCGGACCTCCTGTCCGCCGCGCTTGGCGATGCGCGCTCGGGCCGCATCGGCCGGGTCTACCTCGCGTTCTTCTCCGGCGGCAGCATCGTGGCCGATCCGATCCTCCAGTTCGAGGGCCGCCTTGACGTTCCGGCGATCGAGGATGGTCCCGAAACGGCCACGATCTCGATCAGCTACGAGAGCGAGCTGATCGACCTTGAGCGCGCCCGCGAGCGCCGGTATACGCCCGAGGATCAGGCGATCGACTTCCCGGGCGACCTCGGGTTCGATTACGTGGCAAGCCTGCAGGATGCGCAGATCACATGGGGCCGCTGATGCTGACCCGCCGCGAAGACTGGCCCTCCCGCCTCGCCGCCGCGCTGGAAGAGGCGCGCGACAAGCCGTTCAAGTGGGGCTCGCATGACTGCGGCCTGTTCGCCGCGGACTGCGTGCTGGCCATGACCGACACCGACCCGGCAGCGCTCTACCGCGGCCAATACGTCGACGAGGCCGGAGCACGCGACACGCTGTGGCTGATCTCCGGCGGCGGCCTGCGCGCTGCGTGGACGAAGGCGCTCGGCCCGGCGATGAACAACGTCCGCATGGCGAAGCGCGGCGATGTCGTGCTGGTGGAGGTCGGCGGCGTCGAGGCGACCGGCGTGGTCGTGGGGTCGCGCGTGGCGTGCCTGAGCGAAGCGGGCCTTGCCATGGTGCCCGCGCACCGCATCGTCGCTGCGTGGAGCGTCTGAAATGGCATTCATCGCACCGGTGATCGCAGCCGCAGTGACGGGCGGCAGCCTCGGGTCGGCGCTGATCTCTGCTGGCATCGGGCTCGTCGCGTCGATCACGCTGACCTCGATTGCCGGGTCCGTGTTCCGCCCGAAACAGCCAAAGCTCTCCGACCCGTTCGCAGGCGCGCAGCGCACGCAGTCCGTGAGGCAAGCGATCACGCCGTGGCGCGTCGTCTACGGCCAAGTCCGCACCGGCGGCGCCATCACCTTCCTGCACACGACCGACGGCAATTCGCGCCTGCATCTCATCATCACGCTGGCCGGTCACGAGGTCGAGGAGATCGGAGACATCTACTTCGATGACGAGGTCGTGCCGCTCGACGTGAACGGCAACGCCACCGGCCGGTATGCGGGCTATGTGCGGATCAAGAAGGCCCTCGGCACCGACGCGCAGACCGCATTCGCAGACCTGATCGCCGAGGCGTCCGACAAATGGACCGCCGACCACCGGCAGCGCGGCAGGGCCTGCATCTATGTCCGGCTGACCCACAATTCAGATCTGTTCGCATCCGGCATTCCGAACATCACGGCCATCGTGAAGGGCAAGAAGGTCTACGATCCTCGGACCGCGACAACGGCTTGGAGCGCCAACGCGGCGCTCTGCCTGGCCGACTACCTAACCGACCCGATACGCGGCCTGGGCGTGGACTACGCGACGCGCATCGACGAAGCCGATCTGATCGCCGCCGCGAATGTGTGCGACGAGAACGTGACGCTGGCCGCCGGCGGCACCGAAGACCGCTACACCTGCAACGGCACGTTCGAGGCCTCGGAGCGCCCGCGCGACATCATCGCTTCCATGACCGGCGCAATGGCTGGCCGCGCGTCGTTTATCGGCGGCCGGTGGTCGATCTTCGCTGGCGCGTACACCGCGCCGAGCATCACCCTCACCGAAGCCGATTTGCGCGGCCCGATCCGCGTGTCCTCGCGGCTGTCGCGACGCGAGCTGGCGAACGGGGTCAAGGGCACGTTCGTGTCGCCCGACAACAAATGGCAGTCCAGCGACTTCCCGCCCGTAACCAGCTCGACCGGCTACACCGAGGACGGCGACGAGCGACTGTGGCGCGACATCGACTTGCCCTTCACGACCTCGGCCGCGACCGCGCAGCGCATCGCGCGCATCGAGCTTCGCAAGGCCCGGCAGCAGATCAGCGTGCAACTGCAGGCCAAGTTGACGGCCTATCGCCTCGTTCCAGGCGACACCGTCGCCATCACGAACACGCGCCTGGGCTGGACCGCGAAAGCCTTCGAGGTCACCGGCCTGCGCTTCGTGGCCGCCGACGACGGCAGCCTCGGCGTCGACCTGACGCTGCGCGAAACGGCCTCGACCGTCTACGACTGGACTGCCGCGACCGACGAGGTCGACGTCGATCCCGCGCCAGACACCGAGCTTCCGAACCCGTTCTCGATCTCAGCACCGGCCACGCTGACGCTTGCCTCGGGCGATGCCGAGATCCTTGAACTGTCCGAGGGCTCCGTCCTGTCGCGGATCAAGGCCACGTGGACCGCGCCGAGCGACGCCAGGATCGCCAACTACGAGTTGGCCTGGAAGAAGTCCACCGAGAGCACCTGGGACAGCGTCCTGTCGTCGTCCTCCGTCACCGTCGGCTACATCTCGCCGGTCGAGGACGGAACCGCATACGACGTGCGTGTCCGGTCGATCTCGGGGCTTGGCGTGGTCAGCGGATGGGTCACCGTCACCGGCCACGTCGTCGTCGGCAAGACCGCAACGCCGCCCCGCCCCGACACGTTCCAAGTCGCGCGCATCGCCGACGGCACGCGGCGGTTCACGTGGTCGCTGGCATCTGTGCCGGCGGACGTCCGCTCTGGCGGCGGCTACCGCATCCGCTACAAGGCATCGTCGACGACCGACTGGTCCAGCATGACCGCGCTTCACGACGGCCTGTTGATTTCGTCGCCATACGAGACGGCCGATCTTGCCTCGGGCACCTACTGGTTCGCGATCAAGACGGTCGACAGCAGCGGCAACGAAAGCACGTCCGCCACGTTCATCAACTCGGCCGTCCTTGGCGACCCGCCGCTGCGCGACGTTCTGGTTCAGCGGATCGAGCAGTCGCTCGCATGGCCCGGCGCGAAGACGTCGTGCTTCCTGGACACCGACAACGCGCTTCATGCGACGTCGTCGCAGAACTGGTCGAACCTCCCGTCCGCGTGGTCGAGCCTTCCCGCGACGTGGGACAACATTTTGACGAACAACAGCCCGATCCGCTACGAGACCGCCGTCATCGACCTCGGGGCCGACGTGACATTCACGCCGCTGGTCACCGCCGTGGCGAACGGCACGACGACCCTGGAAATGAAGACCGGCACGCAGGCCGACGGCACCGTGGTCGGCTCGTGGGTCTCGCTGGCGCTGGTCGAGGGCAAGCGCTACGTCCAGATCCGCGTGAGCGTGGCCGACACCACGCCGGTCCTGTCGGGCTTGACTACGATCATCTCGTCGTCCTCGTACACGGACACATACGAGGACGTGAACACCGCCACCGAAACGGCGTCGTGGTTCTCATCGGTCGCCGCCGGGCATTTCAAGATCGGGGCGCGCGGCCAGCTCGCGGCGATCTCGACGGCCCGTATCCTCGCGCTGCAGAACGTGGGGGCGGGTTGGTCGTGGGAACTTATCTCGAAGACCCAGACCGTCAACGGGGAGCCTGCCGCAGAGTTCAAGATTTACAACTCGTCAAATACTCTCGCAAATGCTACTGTTGACATCGAACTGAGAGGGCCGCAGGCGTCATGACCCTTCCCGCTTCCGCGACCAAGGTCTACCTCGACAGCGCCACCGACGATCCGAAACAAGCCCGGCCGGAACTGGCCGACCTCGTCGACAAGTTCAACGACCTGTTGACGCATCTCAACCTGTCGACCATCACCAGCAGCCCGGCGGCGATCCCGCTCTCGGTCTCAAATGGCGGCACCGGGGCGAGCACGGAGGCGGGCGCGCGCACGAACCTTGGCGTTGCCGACGCCACCGAGATGGCGCCCGGGCGCATCGAGATCGCGACGCAGACCGAAAGCAACAACGGCACCGACGACACGCGCGCCCTCACGCCCGCGAAGCTGGCGAACATCTCGCCCGCGTCGGTGACGTTCGCGGCCAGCGATCAGGTGTTGATCCTTGATGCGAGCGACAGCAACAAGCTGAAGCGCGCGACGGTGACGACGGGCAAGGTCATCCAGCAGGTCGCATCGTCGTCATCGGCCATCGTCTCCACGACGACGACGACGCCGCTGGACGATACGATCCCACAGAGCACAGAGGGTGGCGAGTTTCTCACGGTCACCATCACGCCGACGAACTCAAGCAACCTGCTGCTGATCGAGGTCTCGGCGTTCTTTTCGCACGGGTCCGGCGGGCATGTGATCGGCGCGATACATCAGGACGCCACGGCCAATGCACTAGCGGCCGTGTCGAACAACCACCCGTCGAATAACGACCACATTTTCGTGATGCGTCACCGCATGACCGCCGGCACGACCAGCGCCACGACGCTGAAATTCCGCGCGGGCTGCAACAATTCCGGCACCCTGCGGATGAACGCCGACAGCAGCGGCAATCGCCGCTTCGGCGGCGTCGCATCCAGCATCATGACCGTCACCGAGATCGCCCCATGAGCGAGATAGATCCGCGCGAATTCGGCCGCTTGGAAGCCGAGGTCAAGGCGCTGACGAAGAGCGTCGAGGCCATGTCCGCCGACTTGAAGGCCGTGCGCTCGGCGCTCGACGCAGCGGGCGGCGGCTGGCGGGTGCTGGTGGCGGTCGGGGCGATCTCCGGCTCTATATCTGCTCTCGCCATCAAGCTTCTCCCATTCCTACCTCTGAGGTGATCCATGCGTGCGCTCGTCGCCCTCCTGCTGGCGGCGACGCCAGCAATCGCCAACGCCTCCGTCTGCGCGCCGCTTGAGGATCTCGCCCGCGTCCTGAAGGACGACCACCAAGAAGTCCCGATCGCGATCGGCGACGCCCGCGGCGGACAGGTCATCGTGTTCTCGACGCGAGATGGTTCGTCATGGACGATCCTGCTGGTCGGCCAGTCCGGCCATGCCTGCGTCGCCGCCGATGGCGTCCGGTGGCGCCTGCCGGGTCGCGGTGCCTGATGCCGACGCCAAAGCTCAGCCGCGAAGAGGCGCTGCGGCGCATCGAGGCCATTGAGGCGGCCCTGCGCGCGGGCCACGCGCCGCCCGGCAGAACATCCGGTGCCGGGCGCCACGGCGCGCTCGCGGTGGCGTCCAACGCGCTGGGCCTGCCGGGAACATGGGGCAGCGAGAAGATCGGCCGCGTCGAGGCCGCTGCAGGCCGGTCGATCGACTGGTCGCTCTGGCCCGGCCGGGCGCCGGTGCAGCCGGTCGCGCCGCGGTTTGATCCGCCGGCGATCCCCGACGACGACATCCCGGTCGAGCAGCTGATCGACCAGCTGGCCGAGCGCTTCGGCAAGCGCGCGGAGAACGCGGCGGCGCGCAAATGGATGCGCTTCTCGCTGCACGACGACGGCCCGTATCTGTTGGCCTTCGTGGGCGATCCGCACCTCGACGACAACGGCTGCAACTGGCCGCTCCTGAAGCGCGACATCGAGCTGATGCGCCGCCCGCATGTCCACGGCGTCATGCTCGGCGACGTCACGAACAACTGGTCGGGCAAGCTCCAGCGGCTCTACGCGCATCAGGACGTGACGCGCGACCGCGCTTGGAAGCTGGCCGAGTGGTTCTGGCGCGCTGTTCCGTGGCTGCTGCTGATCAAGGGCAACCACGACATCTGGTCGCAATCGCACGGGCAAGGCGATCCGCTTGATTGGATGGCGCGCGGGTCTGCGGCGCTGGAGGACTGGCAGGCGCGCATCGAGGTCGCAGCCGGCGGCCACGTGCTGCGCGTTTGGGCCTCGCACGACTTCAAGGGCTCGTCGATCTACAACCCGCTACACGGCCCGATGCGAGCGCAGCGGTTCAGCGCAGGAGAGGCCGACATCCTGGCGGCGGGGCATCAACACCACTGGGAACTGTTCAGCGGCGAGGACGCCGACAAGACGTCCCGGCCGCATTGGCTGGTGCGCGCGCGTGGCTACAAGTTCCTCGACCCGCACGCAGACCGGCACCAGTACGCCTCGCAGCAGCACGGCGCGACCATCGCCGCGGTGGTCGATCCCGGCCGCGCAGGACCGGCGGCGGTGCAGTGCTACGCCGATCTGGCCGAGGCCTGCGAGATCCTCGCATTCAAGCGCCAGCGCTGGGAGGCCGACCGTGCCGCGCCGCCGAAACGCAAGCGATGACGAGGCGTGGGCCGACCGCCACGAGGGCGAATGCGCCGTCGGCCACATCTGCGAGCTGCGCGAAACCAACCCGCCCGGCAAGCCCTTCGAGCCCAGGCGCGGCCCGCTCGGGTTCTGCGTCGATCCTGCAGCCTACCGGCCGGTCAAGCGGCGACGTCGTGGTAAGGTGGTGGCCACATGACCTCGACATTCCCGCAGGCTGGAGAGACGCCGGTCCAGGCCCCGGCCACCACGGGCGGTATTCCCGGTTACTCGTCGCCGTCGCTGGCGATGATCTACCCATCGCACAACCCCGAGAAGCCGGTCGCCGTGGCGGTCCAGCGCGACGGGGTGCTGTCGATCGTCCAGATTGATCTCGCGCACGCCAGCGGCCTCCTGACGGCCCTGGCGTCGATCCTGCAACACCAGTTAGAGGCGGAGCGTCGCCGATGATCGACTGGAAGAAAATCGTCGGATCGGTCGCGCCTGTCCTCGCCACCGCACTCGGCGGGCCGCTTGCTGGCGTCGCCACGAAGGCCGTGGCGGCGGCCGTCCTTGGCAAGCCCGAGGCCAAGGAGTCCGACATCGCGGCGGCGCTGGCCGGCGCCACGCCGGAGCAGCTGGCCGCGCTCAAGAAGGCGGATCAGGACTTCGCGGTCCGAATGCGCGAACTCGACATCGATCTCGATCGCCTCGCATCCGAAGACCGCGACAGCGCCCGGCGTCGCGAGGTCGATGCGCGCGATAGCTGGACGCCGCGCCTGCTTGCGCTGCTCGTCACGGCCGGGTTTTTCAGCGTTCTCGGATGGATGCTTGTCCACGGCAAGCCGGTGGATGGCGGCGACGCGCTGCTGATCATGCTCGGCAGCCTCGGGACCGCATGGGCCAGCGTCGTGGCCTACTACTTCGGGTCCAGCGCCGGGTCGCAGCGCAAGACAGACCTCCTCGGGGTCGAGAAGCGATGACCCGCAGCCTGACCGCCCGCGACCGGCTGCGCCTCGTCGGCGTTCACGCAGACCTCGTCCGCGTCTTGGAGCGCGCAGCGCGCGATGGGGCGATCCCGTGGCGCATCACCGAGGGCGTCCGCAGCATGGACCGGCAGGCCGAGCTTGCGGCCTCCGGCGCGTCGAGGACCATGCGGAGCCGCCACCTAACTGGTCATGCCGTCGATCTCGCGGTCGAGGACGGCCGAGGTGGCGTGCGATGGGACCGCCCGGCGTATGAGGCGCTCGCCGTCGAGATCCTGGCGGCGGCGAAGGCGGAAAAGGTGCCGGTTGAATGGGGCGGGAACTTTAAGGGCTTCTTTGACGGGCCGCACTTCCAACTGCCCTGGTCGGCTTATCCCGCCTAGCGCAGCCGCTCGGCCAGCGCCAACGCCGCGTGCGACCGATCCACGGCCAGCCGCGCCGCGCAATGCAGCCGCTCCAACAGATCCTCCGGCATTGCGGTTTCGCCGCGCTCCCAGCGCGCTACCGTGCGCGGGTGGACGCCGATCGCCTGGGCAAGCGGCGTTTGCCAGCGGCGGCCATAGAGCAGGCGGCCGATGACGCGGAGGTCGGCGGGGGTCACAGATTGCCATCGCGCAGCGCGCGCGCCACGATGGCGATGTCGTCCTCGTTGAGCGCGCGCGAGCGCCTGCCATTGGTGCGGACCTGGTGGCTGGACCGGATCCGGTTCTCCTTTCGCATTGCGCGCTCCATTGTGCGCAAAACCGCGCTGGCGAGCGCCATTGTCGCGCCGGTGAGTTCTTCCGGGCCTAGATCATGTACCGCCAACGCGCCCTGATGGGCCGCCAATCCCTGATGGCAAGCGACGTGCTTGGCCTGGCGCCGATAGATGCGACCAAAACCGAGCGTCTCCGCCTCATCGTACCCCTGTCCGAGGTCCGTTATGCCGAAGCGGCCGGCGCCCTCCTGCTCGATCACCACGACTACTGACGCGCCAGAGGGCAACAACATGGGTGTGCGGAGATAGGCGCGTCCGCCGAAGACCTCTGCACTGGCCAGGCCACGGCTGATCTCCGCCGCGATGGCGTGGATCGTGACCGCGCCGGTCTGGTCGCAGATCTCGACCTCGTCGGCTTTGTAGAGGTGCGCGATGCCATCGACGAGCGCGACCGGCTCGTTGCGGGCTGTCTCAGCGATCAGGGCGAGGTTGTCGGCGTGGGTCATTGTCGTTCTCCTTCGGATGGTGCGGGCGGCGCGGTGCGCCGCCCTGGGGTGGTCAGTTAATCGCGACCGTGAAGCCTTCGGCCTCGATGCGCTCGACCCACTCTGGCGCAAGCGACTTCTGCACATTGACGGAGCGCGCGCCATAGTAGCGGTCGGCCGCGCGCTGCGACTGGCAGACGACCTCGACGGTCGTGGAATTGAAGTCGAAAGCGAGGAGAAGAAAGTCGGCCATCGGGGCCTCCCTGATTGCTGGAGCATGGCGCTCCCTGCTGGCGACCGACGACCGATCGCCAGCCGGCAGCGTCACGCCCAGGCGATCTGCTCGCCCTGACGGACCTCGCTGATATCGGCCGTGCGCGCGAGCTGAGCGGTCTCGCAGGCATAGAC